GAAATAACAGATATATTATAAGCAAATGCCTCACCTTCCTCCCTAAATGAGTTCACAACTATATGAGATATTGGATAAATATCTTGCTTATTTAGTGCAATATTAAAAATAGAACCACTTGTAACAGTCTTACAGAACGGATCTAACTTTAATTGCTCCTCTATTGTGCTTAAAACTTGGTAATATCCTATCATTTCTTTATCATTTTAGCTTCTATTTCGTTCTTTTGCTTCTCAAAACTTAACCAGGTTAAGCATTCGTGTATATTTAATCGTGTAATTTTGTCAAATCTTGTAAGGTCTCCTTGAGCAATAGCATAGTACGAACTGTAATATCCCCATCTGGCCCCGAATTGCCCTGCAGCAGAATATTCTGTACCTCCGGATCCTTCTCCAAATAAGCAATCGTACCTTTCAATAATGCGTTCCCTAAACGATAAAAAAAAACCGTAGCACCTAAACAAACATCTAACGGAGCAAACTTCATAACTTCTCCATAAGTTACCGTTCCATTATAATCCTCAATCTCATATGTGCCATTTAAGCCATTCTTTTTAATCGGTCTATATAATACTGCCATTGCTCGGTGCATCATATCCCAATCAGTTATATAAGTATCTAAATCGGTATACTCTCCAAAGGTCATATCTTCTAAATTAGGAATGAATCCAAATTCAGTGCCACCTAATTTAAATCGTTGGATTAACTTATGCTCCTGGTTAAACATCTCACCAAGTGAAGATGTAATATCGTTTACATCTTTATATTTAATATTTGCAATATCTTTTAAATCTATTCCACAAAATATCTGTACCATCTTTTGGTGAAGGAACTCGGAATCTTCATTGTCTTTAGCAATCTTTAAAAAAGCCTGGTATTGAGATAATTTAATCTCACTTAATTTAGTCGGGATTGTAATTTCTAACTTCATATATTTTAAACGTATTTAATAAAAATTTGTTTCACACAAAAAAGGCGAACCATAACGGAACGCCTTTTAAGCTCACTAATAATAATCAATCAACTAACTAACTTTATATCTATTGCAAAAAAATCCTCTTTGTACATATCTCTAAATAGTGTGATCACCATTTGTTCATTCTCTGCTACTATTTCAGCGTGCTGATAATCCTTCTCATTATCTCCATATCTGAACCATCCTTTTACATCGTATCTTTTCATACTATCTAACTATTAAACTGATTACAAAATAAGCTGCTACTACTCCGATAAAATAAACCTGGTATTTTTGTTTCTTTAACATAGCTCAATATTTTTAGAAGTTAAATAATCATTAAACATCATATCCATTTGACCAGAAGTTAAATTAACTCTATGGTTAACCCATTTGTGTAGTAATGTTTTTAAATCTTCTTCATTTGTTACTTCAAATTTATTTGCTTTTCCAAATGCTTTTAAATCTTCAATCATTTTAAAATCTTGTTTAGTAAATTCCATAGTGTTTAGTTTTTTAGTTGTTGTTATCTGAGTACAAATATAAGCCAACATTTTAAATACGCAACTATAATATTAAATTTTAACAAAACTTTAACATTTAAAATATTTTTATCCTTGCATTTGCAATCTCAAACATATGCCTTAATTTCTGGACCTGTTGGAATGTTCTCGGTATTGCAATCTGTACTTCTGTGCCTGTCATCAAATGGATGTAACATTGTACAAAAGCTATCATATAAGAATAGTTCATTAGTAGATGTGATATTTGCCCCTTTCAGGATTGCTTAAATTAAAAAATATATTATACCGGATTGCATCAATAGCGTGATTCCAATTATCAATAACCAATCCTGACTTTTTATCCGAGTAAACATAGTTATTAAATTCCTTCGCTATATTACTACTTGCCTCCTCAATGATAATAGTGTAATCTTGCATCAATGCTAATCCTGCAGTAATAGATCCTGGTCCTTTTGCAGTTGCTATTATGTTACATCCATTTGCTGCCATCTCTGCTATAAGTCTTGGCTCTGCACTATCAGCTATTATTAAGCGTTCTCTTGCAATGTTTTTATTATAGAATACTATTTCACTTGTGGTTAATTTTGGCTTGTATAAATGCTCCTTTACATAGATTATCTTTTTAGTCTTATCTATTGCAACCTCAACTAATGTAGTTGGATCAATACTAAATCCATAATCCTGTCCAAATGATGTCTGCAAGTTATCCGGATTGAACTCTCCAAATCTCCAATTAGTAAATACTACTCCTTCTGCTTTATCCAACCATCCACCTAAAATAACGTGCTTATATTTTTTAGGATTTAATTCTCTTATCTTCTCAATCTCATTTATAAATGATTGGTCCAGATTCTCTATATTGTCCTGGTAGGTTGTATGAATATAAGTTACATTTCCTTTCGTTCCATTAAAGCCTTCAGATATTCCTTCGCTTTCAAAAAACCTTTTGTAAATCCAATGCTCTTTTGTTGCAGGATTTAATATAAGTACTATTCTATTTTGTACTCCTTTTTGCCTGATGGATAAATTAATCTTATCAAAAATATCTTCATCTACTAACTCCTCCGCTTCATCTAATATCCAAGTTGTAACTCCTTGCAATGATTTAAGGTTTGCAGTTTGATCACCTGAGCTTGTTTTAATTCCTTTGAAGATTATATCCGTTCCTGATTTCTTATTCCTTATTTCGCCTTTATTGACTTCAAATAAATCTCCAGCTTCCATTAGGTCAATCTTCTCCTGGAACTCGGGAATAATTGATAGGTGTGCAGATGTCATTGTCTGCCTTGTAAATAATATCTTATGCCCTGATTGAAAAGACAAAGTCGATGCCATAGCACCGACCTCGAATGATTTACCACTACCCCTTCCTCCGGTAACTATGAAATATCTTGTTTCATTCTCATAAAGGGGTAGATATTTAGAGTTAAGATTTAGCATAAAAATTAGTCAATGTCATTCCGTAAACTATTCTAACTTTGTGCTTCAATTCCTTACAAAGTTTTTTATATATTCTCGGATGCACTGTAATTACATTTGGCTTACAATCCAATCCTTTTGCATCTGAAACTATCCTATCGTATACTGGTCTTGAAATTTGTATCATATCTTTTACAAATATAGTGGTTTTTGTAATTTATATTTTGCCTTACTTAAATTTAATTACATCTTTTAAATCAAAATCGTTTACATTAAGATTTGTATTTTGATCGATAACTTGTTTAGGCATTCCATATCGATATTGTAACCAAGTCTTAATAGCGTTAACATCTTTTTGATTAACTCTTTCTGCTAAAGCTATCCATACTTCTTCTGGAGTTGCTATTGCATCCATAGATTCAATTAATGAAATAACTTCATCTTTTTTTAATCTACCCGAATTAGGTCTTGATCCTCCGTGTTTTTTTTCCATCTTGAAAAAACTTGAAATCCAAGTTATATTAATTTACTCCTTTGCTTTTGCTTTTGGTGTTTCTACAAATGTAGATAGTGTATCTGTATAACTTCTCCATTGTGAGTCATTATCATTTGCATCTACTAATCCTCCTACTTCTTCTTTGTAAACTTCAGCTAAAATTATCTTTTGTCCTAAAGTCAATTCCTTTTTATTATTGAAATGATCGTTGATTATTTCTTGATTTTCTTTTTTCATTTTGATATAGTGTTTTTAAATTTTTTAAGTGGTAAAATTTTACCACTTTTAATTATATTTTAAACGTATTAATCCTTAATTTGTTTCAAACGTTCCTTTAGTTCTTTTAGTGTTCTATAAACCCAATTGTAATCGTAGTGGTATTTTAAAGCAAATTTACGAAGGGATAATTCCTCCTCAATATATTTCAAATAGAATAGCTTTTCATCCCAAGTCCAATTATCTAATGTAAACAATACATCTGTTATATCTGTTGTACTTGATGGCTCAATATCTTCAGCATCCAGGTTATCATAAAACGGAATGGTTTCTATTTTCTTTTTACGAATCATATCGATGCAAACGGATCTAACTACATATCCAAAAAAAGAATCGTTTATATTTTCTTTACCATATATTTTTAGATAGGCATCCTGGACCGCATCCTCTGGAAAATCTGTAATACCAAATGAATAGGCTAACCCAATCCAGTACTTATGTTTTTTATATATCTCATTCATACTTCAAATATACTATAAATCCAAATACAAAATAACATATTTATTAACAATAGGATTTTTCCTACTATTCCTTTATACTCTTTTATATATATATATAATCTTTTTTTTTTAAAAATTTAAAATATATATAAAATTATGCTTTTTTGACCCCCCCCCTATTTCAAAATCTTTTTTTAAGGGGGGGGT